ATTGTCGTTGTCTCCTTTAATGGTTAATCACTGTATACTGCTAGTTTATTACTAACAATAATTTGTATTTGAAGAGGTGTATTAATTACTCTTTTATCTTTATGTTTATTTTTAATCTTTTCTTTTTTCATAATTAATCCTTAATATAAAGGGACCGTTAAGTCCCCTTATATATAGTATACGCTATTATTTTAATTATTAAACATAATTTTTAGTCTTTAAGACCCAGGGTGCGTAATTATAAGTTCCTGCTGTAGAGTCACGAAGACATCTGTAAGTAAGAGATGTACGTATGATACCGTCATCATCTTCTATAGAAGCAGATGTTATCTGTGCTCTAGGTATCTCTAGTCTAAGTTGTGCAGTTTCAATCACTAAAGCTTGAATAGTTCCTGCTGTGAACTTAGTCCAGAAATCAAAGTCTGCTTGTCTAGTAAGAACAGGATTGATAGTAATCGTAGGATCTTGAGCAGTTATTGCAAACTTCTCATATCCAGATTCAGAACCAACACATTGTACTGGACTAATTGTATTACCAATATTAAATTCCATAGTACTAATACATACTGCAGTCCCATCAATAGTTCCAGAACCATTTAAGAATCTATCTGGAATATCTGTCTGAGGACTGGTTAGTGCAGGTATATCGTCTTCTATTACATCATCAATGTCATTAAGACCACCAGTGAATTCATAGTTAACCATGTATGGTTTACCAGTACCTTCAACTGAGATAGTCGCATTACCCATAGCACCAGCAAATTCAAAGTGAATACCAGAAGGATTCTGTCCTCTTTCTAGTTCGTATACACCAAGAGTCATTGAATTCTCTGCTAAATACTTACTAGGATAGAGAGCAATACCTTGACTAGTAGCACTTCCACTATAACTAACTCCAGACACTCCACAACCTTTCATGAATTTAATCCAATTAGGTTCAGTAGTATATCCTGAAGCATTTACAGCTTTACTGTTAAACGATATCTGAGCACTTGTAGGTCCAGGAATAGCTTCACCTAAACCAAAGTCTCCAGTAGAGTACTTGCTAGGATCCATATCCATAGGAACGTCTAACGTACCAATTGCAGGGTCCCATACTCTAACGTTGAAATCAGCATCAGCTAATGTCTCTGCTGTACCAGGAGTGCTTTCAATTTTACCTGCTAGAACTCTAAAAGCGGTTATGAATTCAGCCATTTTAATATCTCCTTATATATATGCTTTGCTTGAAACGAGAATTTTAAGTTAAAGCACGTTTATATAAACTGGTATTACCCAGTAAATAATCTTTTAGCTTAAATAATCTAAGCTACTTTGTAGTATTGTTTTATTATCTCTCGCTAAGCCTAACATTACATTGCAGCGATGGCATAAAATTCCTCTTATTTTATTTGTTACATGATCGTGATCAATACAAGCTTTATCCCAATTGTTATCTCCAAACTTAATACCACAAATGGCACACTTAAAATCTTGATCCTCAATCATCTTTGATCGTTCTTGAACGGTAATACCGTGTCTACGCTTTAACCAGTATGCTGGTGCCTTTGCTCTGTATGATTCAGCATTATGTTTATAATTTTCTTTAGCACACAGTCTTAGTTTCTCTCTGTTATTCATTCTATAGAGAGCTCCATCTTTCTTCTGACACGTCTTGCATTCTGGTCTTAGTCCGTCCTTAGCTTTAGATTTCTTGTTAAAGAGGGATTCTTCTAATGTTCGTTTACAATTACTACATCGTTTCATAATTAGTTCCTTTCATTATGATGTTCCAGGTTAATAAATAGGCAGGACTGGAACGAGTCTTTTCGGTAGCTAACCTAGCCTGTGTATAGTATACGTCGTTATACCCTAGCAGTATCCATTTAACACTGGATTAGTTCTATCTTGAGCATAATCAACTTCAATACGTACTATAAGTTTCTTAGGTAGGAATATATCCTCACCTTGTCCAGACACAACTCTTCTGGATCCTTTGTATGCAACATAATACACCTGACCATCTAAGGTAGGGAAGGCACCAAAGCCCTTCTTCATATCATGTAACATATCATTTAATATATAATCTATGTCAAATGTGCTATTGTTAGATTCATTTGATAACTTGCCGTGACAATGAATTTGAAAGTAAACAGTGTTTCTATAGCTATTCATATTAGGAATACCTACATCATCTGCTGAAGTCTCTTCAGGTTCAAGATAAACATTAGCATGTGGCCAACTTGTTATCTTATTAAAGTCTTCTTGTTGAGTAGAACTCCAGTTATAATTATAATCACCTAATACTGTCATTGATTCTATAACTGTTATAATATCAGACTGAATTAAACTTAATTTACTTGCCATTGTATGTTATCCTCTAAACAAAGTTACAGATGAAGCTGTACTGTTTGGGGTAGTGGCTTCTCCAACTAACACATCATATGTCATGTATTTACGAAGTCTTTCAACTTCATCATTCTGGATGTTGTAAAGTAACAAGTATTTATCACCTTCACCTACACTGTTGTTATTAGCACCAATCTTATCTTGGTATATTGCTCTATAAAACCAGGCTACTCCATACTCTTTAAGTAAGAAGTCTACTGGATATGCTATTCCACTATAAGGAACGCCAACACTGTAAGCTAAAGTATCTATATGATTGTTAGCTCTTTCTAAATATCCAGATAATTCAAAATCAGATGCTACTGTAGCATTTATATCTGAAGAAACTATGTAATTATATGCACTCATATTAGAGCCTTATCTATTTTAGATATCATTATATCGTCTATTTTATTAAGATTACTCTCAATAGCTCTCTCAAGGAATCTATCTGGAGCCCAATCTTTGAACCCTGAGTGTATGTATTTTCCATACTTAGCTGTATTATCATCAATGTATGCTTTTAAAGTTTGATCTACAGTCTTTACTTTAGTTGCTCTAGTTAGTCTTCCAGTTTTAGAATTGTATCTATGGTCTGTCCTAGCACTTGTTTCAATTAGTTCTCTTGTTACTATTAAAGCTTCTTTAGTAGCTTGATCAATCTGTTTAGAATCAAGAGGTTTATCTTGTATTACTGTTACATTAATTTCAATCATAATAAGTATAGATGGAGGACTATTATTAGTAGTCCCCCATTTAATTAAACAACTTTTCTTGTGAAAGAATAAAGTGTACCTGAAGTAGTTACATAGAACTCCAGAGTACCATCGTCTTGACGATACTTTGCACCATCAATATCATGCCATGCATACATACCACTTCCAGCGTATACATTTACACTCGCTCCATCTTCACTATTCTGATAATCACCAGCTTTAATATAAGCGACACCAGTAGCACCGAGAGGGGAAAAGAGGATAGTTGAGTTTTCGTCATCTCTTAAACCACTAATATTACACGTACCAGAGGTAAGTGCAGTAGCTGTTAAGATAGTTCCGTTAATTGGGTAATTCATAGTAGCCATATTATTTACTCCTAAAATATCAAATCCATTATTGAATCCTGAATCAAATCCACCCATGATAATACTCCTTGTGTGGATAAAGTGCCCCTAAGGGCACTGTTATTTGCAATTAAGCTGCAGAAAAGACTGCTTTAGCAAGTCCTTTAACTTGTGTTACTTTACCACCAAAGACATAAAGTCCACGTACTCCATCGGCCATTCTTTTGTCACGTCTAACAACTTCAACGTTAGTAAGATTACCAACATAAGTAGTAGCCATATCAATACCAGCAAATATCTCTGTGCCAGTCTCATAAGAAGCTTCTGTAGCATTAGTAGATTTATAAAGATTGAACCCAAAAGCTCTACCTATTCTACCATTAGCAAACGCATCGTCTCCAGCCATACCATTAGCCTGTTCAAGGATTTGAGCCTGGACGAGTAATGCATGAAACCAAGGAGGTATAATTGCAAAACGACCTTCTTGAGGTACATGGTTATAATCAAGGGATTTAGCAATAGTACCTAAAGCTTCAACAACACTTAGTCCAGTAGTTCCATCATAAGAAACTTGAATAGGAGTAACAGTTGTACCTAAACCATAAGTTGCACCTTTAACTCCAGCACCGTTAGACATAACAGTCTGTAGTAACCATTGATCAATAGCATCTCTCATGTTATAAGCAGCTCTCTGTGAATAGAGGCTAGCTATATTAACAATAGACTGTCTTTCATCAATGTCTTCAATATCAAAAGCAAAATACTTCTGTTGATCAACTTTAAGCAACTGAGAAGCAGCATCAAGTGATTCATAAGTAATGTCTGTGCCTTTTGTATAATCATTAACGGTAACATCACCGATAACTGGAATACTTACACTATCTCCAGCTTGGGAAATAGTACCCTCATATTTGTTATTAACCGCAGCACCTGCTACTAATGATTTACGAAGGGCTTCTTCAACCATTGCAGCTAGTACATCACTAGGAATGAGTGCAGATAAATTAGCCATATTATTTACTCCTTAAGTAATTAATAATCAATTCCATAAGATTTTTTAATCTTATCCATGTTAGCTATAATTGCTTCTCTGTCTCCAGAGGCTACAATCTTAGCTATATCAGGGTCAGTTGTTCTAGTGTCGTTACCTGTAGAACCTGTCCCAGTTCGTTGTGTACTTTTGACAATGTCTTTTCTCGTTTCAAGCAATTTGTTAATTCCGTCATTAAACGGTATTAATTCTTCATTTTCTTTGAAGAAAACTTCTTCATCTGTCAAAGTTACTTTTCCATCACTAATTAATGATTTAACAAGTAAGTCAGCACCGTAAACTTTATCATTTAATGCTTGTGTTAGCTTAGCCGAAATAGTCTTTTCTCTAACTTTATTCTCAGTTGATATTCTAAGTTCTTTTTCTCTTTTAATCTCATCACGAAGAGCTTTAAGAGTTAACTTATCATCATCATTACTGGACTTGTTACGTTGAGATGAATTATTAATCATTGTTGCTGTAAACTCGTCTAGATCTCCAGCGCCATCGTATCCTAATGCTTCCATTGATTTCTTAAACTTTCTGAGATTAATGGCTTCTTTGTTAGCTTTAGACTTGGCTTCAATACCCCGTTGTTTTTCAGCTTCAATTAATTCTACTACATGTTTAGACAATTCCTGATCGCCTTGAACTTTACTAAGCATTTTTAATAATTCTTCTAATTCCATACTATCCTCCAAAGGGATTACTATAATTGCCCGCCAGGGGCTATTTCTACATTGTTTATGTAGTGTTAAGGTTTCTTACTTTAATTATTTAACATATAACTGACGACTTCCATTAGAATCTTTTAGATAGTGTAAGTCAAATTCTTTTAGAGATGCCTGAATAAACTTCAAACGCAGTACTAATAACATGGATAAATTTGAAATCCAATGTAGAAATCAACTGGGCCAATATTTGATGGGGCACCTGTTCCAGCCTGATTAGTTAGATCTACAATAAATCCTTCATTATTTTGACCATTACAGTATTCTCCAGTATCATTATTCCATATTAACTTAGCATGACCAATAATTCCATTACCAGCTCTTGGATATGTATCTGTGCTGGCAAAACTAAATTTATCACCAGTTATATCTGTAAATGACCCATTGTTATTAACTTTTTTAATAGATAATTTAAGATTCCAAACTGGTCCTCTTGGAGCCCAAGAAAATCTAATATATCTAAATCTAAATTTTCTATTACCTAAATCAGCATATGTTACTGACCAAATATCTGTAACTATATCAGCATCGGCTGTATAAATTTGAACTGGGCCTATAAACTTAGCTGAACTTTGATACCATCCTGTAGCTGTTACATATACTGGTTCTATGTATGAAGTTGTAACTGTACCAGTATTCTCATCTATTCTAGCTCCACTTAAATTAACAGTACCAGAAGTTGTTAATGCACTAACTTCTAAATGTATATGTCTATTATATCCTTGAGTTAAGGTATATGGAGTACCACTATCAATAGTCTGATCTGAATCTTCTAATTCATTTACTGTCCCAAATATCTGAGTTCCCCGATTAGTTACAACTCCAGCCGACCATGATGTAATAACTGTTTTAGATGCTAATTTTCCTGAAGGATCTGTATTATTAATCCAATCATTCATAGATGTAGCAGACCAATTACCACCTACTGAATCATAAGCTTGAATATATCCACCAGATGGAACAACATCTGCTACATTAGATAAATCTTCAAGTCCATAACCACTTATGGTAGCTATATTTGTAGCATTGGTATCTATTCTATCGCTTAGCGTAGTATCAGCATTATCCCAGCTATCCCATGTATCTTGTATACCCGCTCTTAGATCCCCAGCTCCAATTTCACCAGTAGTGTTATCTGGCCAAATTCCAGTTGGGGTTAAATATATACCACTAAATTCTAATTTAGATCGTACTGTCATTTGTAACTCCTATAGTCTCGTTTAGTTTTTCAATTCTATCACTATCTAGATGCTCTAGTACATTAGATGCTATCAGTTTCTTAATCTCAACTGTAATTTCAGGAGATAAATCTAATTCAACTAATTTAATTAATTCATCTATTGATAATTTAGCATAGAACGGATCCCAAGTAGAAGGAAATACTGACTTATACTCAATTTCTTTAGATACATATAAACTAAATAGGTCAGCTACTTTTAATTCAAAGTTAGTTGCTAATGTTGCTGTTTTCTTTAACTGTTGATTACTGGCAAAGAATTTATAACTTTCAGCTACTCCAGATGTTTGTTTGACAGCATTAATTCCATTTTGAGCTGCTATAGAATATAACGATTCTATTAGTTTCTCATTATTATTTACTAGTCCTTCTAATATAGCTGGGTCTGGACTTGCAAATCCTGGAGTTATTGTTATATCATTACCTGGAGGTATTACTATTGCATTGCGGGGCCCTATAGTTAAATTGTTATTTTCAGTATCAGTTTGAAGATAGAATATATTAAAAGCTTGTGCTCTTTCAGCATCTCTTATCTCTGAATCTTTATTAAATATAGTATAACATAACTTAGCCATATCATATACAGGTGGTGGTGGAAGTGTTAAGGATGTAGAGTCAAGATAAGTTACCACGATTGGTAATACACCGAGATTATGTTCATGTGCTTCAGTCTTGATTAGGTTAGTATCATGAAAATATTCAACAATCTTATAATTTGAATCCCAAGTAGTTACAATTTTATATTGTTTCTTATCTATTTCTTCATATCTGAAAAAAGAAATACTTACAAGTCTATTAAATTCATCTACTTTATGACTATCAACTGTATATGCTGGTTGATTATAAATATAAGGAAATTTACGTTGTTCAATAGCATCTCTCTCTAGTTCAGGAACTAGTGTAAAGTTATCCATAACAGTAAAACATACACCATGTAATCTTGAAAGTGTAGCAACGTTACTGGAGAATTGAGTCATTCTATTATCTCTGTTATCTACATTATCTAAGAACTCATCAAACATTTCAGAATTTGATTCTCTTATTATTCTAGCTGAGAATACAGGATCAATGGTTGCTCGTACAATTGGTTTGAGAAAGTTACGATAAGTTGCTTGTTGTCTTCTTGATTCCAGGAAAGATTCTCTAATATAACTCATTAGATATGATCCATCGTAAACTCCACCAACTCCATCATAAAAATCACTTACAAATAAATAAGGATTAACTCCACGTGGATCTACGTCTGAATTCTTATTGGTAGGATTACTTCTTGTCTCATCTGAAATCTGGGCTGTGAATTGAGTGTCAGACATTAAAAACTCCTTTAATATTTATGCGTTAGCATTATATTGGTAGATTTGTTAACCCTACCTGTGTTCGTTTATTCAATAAATAATAAGCACCAGTCATTGCATCAACCTGGTCATCTTTAACTGAACCTTTAGCAACATTCTCAGCTGAAAAGGTACTACATTCATCAAGAAAATCTCTTACCCAAGGTCCATTGTTAAGTGTTACGTTACCTAATTCAATTTGAGATGCTATTGGATAAGCTCTTGTTATTTTATCTTTAGTTGGTCTGTATTGTTTAAA